TTTTATGTCTATCGTTAACTTCGTTACACTAACGTGTGTCTCCACTACCGCCTAGTGTTCCTGCCTTTTGCCTGTCTGATAACTTCTTCTCATTCTGTGCAGCTATCATGCCAAGTGTCAGGTTGAGATCAGTTGCTAGTGAAGCGCAGTACCATAACACATCACCTATCTCACTGGATATTTGTTCTCGCCAATCGTCTGGCCTACCCTCTGGCCCATCACGAATAAGTTTCTTAACCTTGTTGGCTACCTCACCCGCCTCACCTGCTAGCCCAAGTGCAGGGTACATGATGCGGTGTTCGTCTGGGTAGATTGCAGTTGTAGCTGCCATCCTTTGGTACGCATTAAAGTCTGACATATTATACTTCTCCTTGAGAAACTGTTCTACTTCTTGTTCTAACTTCATATTCTTTTACCCGTTTCAAGTTATCGAAATAGGCTTTGTCGAAACCCCTATTCCACTCACGATACTGCATCGTGTCTGCATGGAATGGGTTGGCTGAACGGTTGTACTTGAACCCCTCATACCCCATGTTGTACTGAACCTTTAAGGGTGCATCGTACTTACCCAAACCACGTGATGCTCTAGTCTTTTTTATCATAGGATGATCTCCTTATATTAGTTTAATAAGTTTTGCTTGTTTGTAGGGTACATGATAGAACTGTTCCCCGTTAGTTATGTTTCGTCCCCTTGCTTCCTTTAGTTTGTCTTCCGTTAGTAGAGAACTGTCGATACACCACGCCTTAGATAGATCACCACTAAAGATGTAGAACTTTAGGTTGCTGTGATGCTTACCTAGTAGGCGCTTCTTACGTTCAGGTATACGTATCTCTGCCCAATGAGGGGGCCAATCACCATTCCATGCTGTCTTTACTTCTGCCTCACTGTAGTAAGTAACGTTACCCTTTTGTGTTGTAAGGTCTGCATCATAAGACTCTGTACTATCTAACAACTCGTGACCCTCTTTGACTAAGTGACTAATGAGCGCCCTCTTAGCTACGTCATCGTACTTGCTATAAAGATTAGTTGAGAATGGTTTTCTATAGGCTGTTGCCATGTTACTTACTCCGATGCTTTTTAGTTGTTAAGTTTTCTTTTAGTTTAACTAGTAGTATGTTGGCTGTACCAATGACACTCTGCAGTTGATACTTTAACTGTGTCTGTACATTATTGTTGTAGTTAATCTCTGACAACATTTGTTTCTGTTCAGTAGTAAAGTCATCTGACTCATACTCTGTTTCATCCAACGTTACTTTCACCATCTATATCTCCTCCTAAGTATTTTAATAAATCAGTGTAGCCACCGATGTGTATACCCTTACCATCAAAGATTTGAGGTACGGTATTTAGTTCTGCTAGTCGCATGAGGGACAAGACCCACTTACTGCTGGCACTTTCAATGGAGTACTCCGTGTAAGAGTACCCCTTGTTTTTAAGGGCTGCTTTTGCTACATCACAAAAGTTACACTGCGCCCTACTTATTATCACAAACATTATGAAATATCTACTATCTCACATGCGTCACCACTACACGCTAGTGTCTGCATTGCATTGGTGTTATCGTCTTTCTCGTGCTCAGACAGCCCAGCCCAATCAATCTTCTTAGGCATAGTCTTTAGTAACACATTGTATGCATCCTTGTCTACCTCTTGATAGGGTGCTTGCTGATAACTATGGTCAGAGTGTGGTAGAAATGACACACCTGACATTTCATCGAAGTGTTTGTAAACAAACGCACCTACTTCCATCCACTCACTGTCTAAAACTGTACAAGTAATACTTGGTTTATGTTCGCACCAGTGACGTTGATACATCAACCATGTCTCCAGTTGTTCAATAGCTGTCATATCGTTACGTGTCACTGAGTTTTTAGGTGACTTAACGGGAAAGCTAAACACTGTGGTAGTGTCGGGCTTCATAACACATGGCTCATGCGGAACCCCTTGGTCTTTCATAAACTGTGTTAGCCCATCCTTGTTGTCACCCCTCACTGTCCTGATGTAGTAGTTGCTGTGTCTTGCATGTATGCCCGATGCGCTGTCTACAAGTTGTGACACGGTTCCTGACGGTTTTACACAAGTTATAGCTGCTGACACTGGTATGCCAAGTAGGCCAGCCCAATAGGTATTAGTTTGAACTGCAACTTTCTTGAGGTGCTCAAGGGTATTCTCTAGTCCTTTGTTCTTTAGTGTCATCAATGGGTTATCCATTAGACCTGTTAGTGATACACCTAGTAGACGTTCTTCATCTGTATTCTTCTGCCATACCTTACGTAGATAGGGGAACTTTGTGAGGCTAGACTGTACAGTACCAAGGAGGGTAGCCATACGTACCTTCTCCTCAAGTGAGGCAAGGTCATCTGTTGCTCGTACAACTACCTCTGTTAAATTACAAAACTGGTATGGACGTAAAATTATTTCCGAACATGGATTTGTTCCGAACTCATAGTTAGGATCACGCCTACCATTCTTGACTGCCTGCTTCTTAGATGCCTGACGATTGAAGATACCACGCTCACCTGACTTGCTCTCCACTAGGGACAACCACTCACGCATGAATGTTTCCATGTCTGGTTTCTCTGTGTAGCATACAGAGTTGTTAGCTAACGCACGGTGTGCTGCACCATCCCACCAGTTACCTGACTTAGCGTGACGCATACGATCATCACTGAGATTACTCAATGAAATCATGGCGCTGCGGCGTACACCACCTACAACTACGATCTGTCCAATGAAGCACATAAGATCGTGGCACTCCATGCTTGACAGTCTACGTCCCTGTGCTGTCTTGAATGTTGACACAGCGAAGTGAAACAAATCTACAAGTGGTGCAGGCCCACTAGCCCTACCACCAAATGTCTTGAGCCTTGCACCAGCTGGGCGTACCTGACTCACATCCCACTTAGGTATCTCACCTGCCCACAGTAATGCAAGCACTTGACGTAGTGCCTTAGCCCAACCTTCTTTGCTGTCCTTTACTACTACAGTTGTCTCACTAACGTACAACTCAGGTATCTCTGGTAGCTTGCTGATGAACTGACGCTCAACACTGAAGCCTACCCCTGTGCCACAGAGGAGGATGTACATGGCCTCATCGAATGACTTGGGATCGTCTACTGGCAAGTAACTACAATTGAACCCTGCCGTGTTGTCACGGTCTAATGCTGGCCCTGCTGACATCATTGCCCTCATGGATGGCATAACGTCCAAGCTAAGGATAGCTTCCTCAATCTTGCTTGCCTGTATTCCGGGAATTGCCACAACCCTACGTACTACGTTGTCAATGTATCGGCCTACTGTCTCTGACCATGACTCTCTGCGGCCCTCTGTGTCTAACCAACGTGCATACCGTGAGGTATGGATGAAGGCTTGGTAATCTGTTGGTAAAAAGTTATTCATGTATGTCTACTCCGATACTGTTTTCATTGATTTTATTGTCATCCCATCTACATCGTAGATAAATTCTTGTAATATTTCTCTTATCTCATCGTTAATAAAATTGTCTGCTGGCATTTGGTATTCTGTCTCGTCTATGTCAAGGGTTAAAAATACTTTAACTATCATTTTGATCCTCAATTAGTACACTCAGATACCACTGAGCCTTATTCAAATCCTCCACACCATTCTTGTATCGGTAACGCCACAGGTATTTCATGATGTTACCCTGTAGATAGTAAGAGAAACCTTCTTCTCCTGTTGCGGCTCGTATAGCATCAATGCACTCAACACCAGCAAAGTTGTAGTGGGCAGGTGAGTTTACCATGTCATCCTCTGTAAGTTTGTTCTTGTCCATAAGCTATGCTCCTTTACTTCTAAAGTTAACGTTGATTACATTCTCTTCTACACTTGATACTACTAACTGTGGTTCGTCATCTTCATCTGGATCACGCTCTATCCTATCAACTATAATATTTAACACATCACGAACCTTATCGTTTTCTTCCATAGCAGGTACTGATGCACAAACCATCCTAGTTATACCCATGAGATTGAAATGATCTTCCTCAGTCAGATTGTTTTCATCTGTGGTAAGAGTACCCACTAGTAACTCACCTGTCCAGTTGCCCATGTCATCTAAGAAAGGTGTCAACCTAATGATGTAGTCATTCGGATTGAAGTCCAGAAATACTTTGTCTTCTATCATGTGTGCTATCTCCTTTTTACTTTTTTGTAGGGGCAGTGGATCAGCGAGGGATGCATGTCCTTACCTTTTTCTTCTAACCATTCGAGAGGAATGATCCTGTCGTAATACTTTATACCATTCTTTGTACACCATTGTCCATAGCTACTTTTTGCTCCCTTACTTAATTTCTTTCTGCTACTTGAGAACACAAACCGTATGTCTAACTTAGGGTGCTGGGCCTTAACAGCTAAATGTTTACGCCTGTCATCTGCGGAAAACAATCCCTTTGTCTCAATTATTATACCGTTCTTCAACACAAAGTCTGG